CGCATTACTTGCTAATTCATATATGTATGGTTATGAAGGACATAAGGATGTGCAGATTAAACTTGTACAAATTAAAGAACAAATAAATCTTGGTGTTGTGGAATTAGAAAAAAGACTTGCTGCTGTTAAAGAAGATTTAGATAGTCAAAAAGGATCATTAAGAATGGCTGAATATCTTATTAAGGAGTTCAGATGAATCAAAACTTAATAATTCTTGGAACTGCGAGTACTTTAATTTCAACGCCGTTGGATTTAGAGGATACTGATTATTGGGCTTGTCAACCAGTAATCACACATCGAAAATCAAAAGATGGGCCGTTAATAGTCGAAGGACATAGAATTGATGCAATATTTGAAATGCATAATTCTGATTATTGGACAACAATAATTGAACGCATTAATAATTATGTTAAGAAAAATCCTGATGTCAAAATATATATGCAGGATCAAAACGCACAAATTAAAAATTGCGTAAAGTATCCACTATCTGAGGTTCAGAGTTTTATAAACCATCCTCGCATGAGAAACTTCTTGACTTCTACTATTGCTTATATGGTTGCTTTAGCTATTATGCAGGGATACAAAAGTATCGAAATGTATGGTATCCATATGTCAAGCGAAGAAGAAGAATATAGCTTACAGCGAGAATGTATATCAACTCTTCTTGGTTTTGCATGGGGTAAAGGGATTGACTTTTGGCTTCCGGAACAATCGGATATTATGAGGTCAGATCATCTATACGGATACGAACAAGACAAAGGAATAATATTAAAAGCTATTAAATACCGTGACTGTGTTTCTTTGGGTGAAAAACAACTCGAAAAACAACTGCAAGAATTGAAAGAAAGATACTGGCAGCAAAAAGGTGGTGTCACTGTTATAAATAACTTTATAAAGGAATTAAGAAAATGAGCAATAATGCAGCTGATAGATATTTAATGTTTCTTGCTAATGGTGGGGTGAAAAGATTTACTTCTGCAGGAAGCACTGTATCTGGGGCTTATAAAGGAATATATTTTGCACGTAATTCGCAGTTAACATCTTTAACGGCTGCTGATATTTCAGGAGCTACAAGACTTACAAGTGCTACTTCTTTTATAGCAGGTACTGTTTTACTTGGAAATATAACAAAGGTAATAGTAAAGGGCGGGGCGCTCTTTCTTCAAAATTAAATGGCATTAACAGAATGGCTTAGACGCAGAATAGAAAACGCATATGATGACTCTATAAATGCTCACAGGGTTACTGGTTCAATAACTTCTGATGGTTCTGTAGATTCTGGCAATAGTTCTACAACCAATCTCGGAATTAGTGGTGTTTTTACAGGAATTGCGGTTGATACTACTAATTATGGTATAGTATTTATTAGTGTATTTTCTGATGTTGCGAGTGCTACTGATGGATTAGAGATTGAACAAAGTATAGACGGTACGAATTGGGATCATTCAGATTGTTATACAGTACCTGCTAATACTGGTAAGAATTATAGTATAAATCCTCATGCTCAATATCTAAGAGTTAAATATACAAATGGAACAACAGGACAATCAGCTTTTAGATTGCAAACTATATTAAAAGCTATGTCAAAACCATCGAGTCATAGAATACAAGATTCAATATCAGACGATGATGATGCAGAACTTGTAAAATCTGTTTTGACTGGAAAGAATAACGGTTCTTTTGTTAATGTACTCACGACCGTAGACGGCAATTTGACAATATCAGATAATTCTAGCGGTTTAGCTATTGCCAAGGGTGATGTTACAAAACATAGTTTTATACACAAGTTTGGTGCAGCTCCAGATTTTGATACTGGAGATGGTGAAGTAACAGTATGGGACGGTGCTGATGATAATACTACATGGGAATTGATGAATTATGTATATTCTACTACTGCTGATATTGATTCTTTAAGTTCTTCAAACAATAGTGATACACAAGATATTGAAATACAAGGTCTTGATACTAATTATGATTTAGTTACACAAACAATAACATTAACTGGTCAAACGAGAGTTGCATTATCAACTAACTTAATAAGAGTTTTTAGATTAAAAAATGTTGGTTCTACAAATTTATTGGGTCATGTATTTTGTTATGTTAATGGCGCTTTAACTAATGGAGTGCCAAATACAAACGAAGATATAAGGGCTATTATACAACCTGAAAATAACCAGACTGAAATGGCAGTATATACGATACCTGATGGATATACTGGGTATATGAGAAGTTGGTATGCTGCAACGGCTGGAGCTAGTAAGGCATCAGATTATATTATTAAATTAAAAGCACGCCCGGACGGTCAAGTATTCCAATTGAAACATAGATCATCTATAAACGAAACAGGATCAAGCTATGTACAGCACAAATATGTTGAACCTGAAGTATTTTCTGCAAAAACAGATATAGAAATGACTGTTGAAATGACCGCTGTCGGCGGTACTGCCGCTGCTATATCAGCAGGATTTGATATTGTGCTTGTGGAGAACTAATGCCTTTTAAATCTAAAAAACAACGCAAATATTTACAAATAAATAAACCAGAAATATATAAAAAATGGAAAAAGAAATACGGAAAGAAAATAAAGAGACATGTTAAATAGAGGACTTGTAAAAAGAATAAATAGACTCGTTGAAAAAGTAAAAAAAATTGAAAAAGAAATAAAACCAAAAGACACGGAAGAATACAAAGATACAGAAGAGAAAATAAAATGATAATAACAAGAGATGAAGTTAAAACAATATTGCAACTTGAAGATACTTATTATAATAAAGAATCTGTAACTATGGATACTGTTAATTACAAAAGATTAACTAATAAAAAAGTAAGCGAAATATATAGAGTTGATACTGATACTGAATGGAGTACTGGGAGCGCTTATACTACACTTGATTATTATACAACAGAAGACTATGAAAGATATACGCTAATAAGGCGTATTGATACAGGAACAATTGGAGACACCGAAACTGTATATGTATCTTATGCTGTTAGTGAATATGATTCTTTGATCGATACTTTACTTCCACAAGTTCAGGCTGATGTACTTGATTATTTGAATAACTATTTTATTGACCGTGAAACACAATATGCAAGCGGTGATTTTAAAATCATAGAGCGTTCTGGTAGTTCGCATCCACAAATTACAGATACAGCAAATCAAGAGTTTATTAAATGGGGCTTTCAAGCTGATATGGATATTACTGTAACAGGCACACCAAGAAACTGTGGTATATATACGATATCAGCTATTGATTCTGAAGTTATGAAACTTTCAAGCGGCGATACTTTGCTTGCTGAAAGTTCAACCGTTGATTATGGTGGTAATGTTATACAGATCAATCGTATTAAATGGCCTCCTGGATTAAAAAGATTAGTTGCTCAGATTATTTGGTTTAATATTGCAAAGGCAAAGATAAATGATATTAAATCAAAAAGTATAGGGCCGACTTCAATAACTTATGAATCAGTTGGTAGTGGTGGTTATCCACCGTCGATAATGAATCAATTAAATAAATATAAAAATCATAAAACGATTTAGGAGAAAATATATGTCATCAAGAAGACAAAGAATGAGAAATAGTTTATATAATACTGTATGGGCTGATAATTCAGGAAGTACCACAGATCGTGATACTGATTGCGATGATTTTTCAGATACAAACAGAATCAGTCTTTCACAACTCGGTAACACTTGTCCACATCTTAAAAGTGATGCATTAGCATAGGGAGTTTATAATGGGCGGTAAACCAAGCAGGGGCACAAAGAAAGACAAAAGATTAAAAAACAATAAGAAGAAAAAATGAGCTGGATGTCAAACTTCGACAAAAACTATAACGCGTCGTTCTATAGAAAAACTCGAACACCTAATGGAATGGGTGGTTATACTGAAACATCAACTATTGTAAAAACTTTAAAAGTTGCATTATGGCAACAAGGCGCTGGAGAATCTTATTATAGTGATAGGATTCATAATGATTCTACGCATATTATAGCTTGTGATCCGTTCACCGGATTAGAGCCTAAAGATTATTGTGTTATAGGATCAGATACTTATGATATAGACCAGCCTGATAATGTTTATGGTGCTGGTGATATAATGACTATAGGATTGACGTTGAGAAAATAAATGGCTACACATGGAAATATAGAATTATTCTGGAATGGTAAAGATGTAAAAATCAAAATGGACGCATCTAAAATTAAAAGTGTATTACATGGTGCTTTAGCTATGCAAGCTCAGGCTACTATGTTGGCTCCTGTTAAGAGTGGACAGTTACGCGGATCAATTACAATACGATTTAAAGACCGTGATATTAAAAGTGGATACTATAAAGCAGATAAAAGCGGAACACAAATTGATAAACCGAATGATGATGATACTGCATACGTTGGAACTGCTGTGAATTATGCACCATATCTTGAATATGGAACTGCTCGTTCTGTTGCTCAACCATTCATGAGACCGGCTCTTGATTTAGTACAAGGAAAGATTTTAAATATATTTGAAAAAAACGGAAAAATAGAATTACAACAATATTTTAGTGAAAAAGGTACAAGTTTTAAAGTTAACGCAGCCGGTACAGAGTTCACTGAAGGAATTAAATTTTGACAGTTACAGAATTTGTAGGATATAGACTTTTTCAAACAG